AAACTTATATCAAGTAGGAAAGAAAGAGGAAGAAGATCATGAAAGTAACGATTAATGGAAAAATATCTAATGATGCTTTAAAAAGCATTTTAGAAACACAAAAAGAAAAGACAAAAACCATCACTGATTTTTGTAAGAAAGAAAAACTAGAAACATTCTCATATAAAGACTCTGAACTTGAGTTTGACTATGAACATGAAGTTAAACCCAAACAAACCAAAAAAGTAGAGGTGAGAACCAATGATAAAAGAAACTAGACTTGCAGAAGTCAGTCTTCATGAAGATGAAGGCAAGATGATTTTAGAAGGCTATGCGGTAGTCTTTAATCAAGAAACCTTAATTGGTGATGAGACTTATGGATTTATTGAAGAAATATCACCTACAGCTTTAGGGGAAACCAAAATGAAGGATGTTCCTATGAAATACAATCATATGGATTCCTTTTTAATTATTGCAAGAACCAAGAATAAATCACTTGAACTTACAGTTGATCATATTGGTCTTAAAGTAAGAGCTGAACTCTTAGATACAAGTCATAACCAGGATATCTACAAAATGGTTAGAAGTGGCTTGTTAGATAAAATGAGTTTTGCTTTTACCGTTGATGAACAGGTATGGAACCGTGAAGGTGACATTCCTAAAAGAACCATTACGAAGATAGAAAGATTGTATGATGTGTCGGTTGTGGATACACCAGCATATGATGCAACCTCAATATACGCTCGTTCTTTAGAGTCCATGGAGTTGGAACTAAAGACTATGGAGTTAGAAGAGCAAAAAGAAAAATCAGATCTAATCAAAAAACGTATCAAAATTAAATCACAAATCTAAGGAGAGAAAAAAATCATGAATTTAGAATTAAGAAGAAAAGAAATTGAATCACGATTAAAAGAAATTAGAAGTCTAGTAGATACAGAAGCTGATCTAGAAAAGCTAGAAGCACTAGACACAGAAACGACAACCCTTCAAGAAGAAAGATCGTCCATTGATAAAAAGATGGCGATTGCTTCTAAAACAGAGTTTAAACCGATTCAAGTCGATAATCGTCAAATGGTCGATAAAGAAAAACTAGAGACCAGAGGACAAAGTTTAAAAGAAAGTAGAGTCATTCAAGTATCAAGCTCTGAGATCTTACTTCCTGATCACACGTCAACGAATCTTGCACCAGTTCCATTTGCTCAAGTGTCAAGCTTAGTTGAACGTGTGAATGTGATTAACTTAAATGGTGGTGAGACTTATAAGAAGTCATTTGTTAAATCAAATGGTATCGCTGGTACAACCGCAGAAGGTGGGGCATACTCTGAAACTGAACCTGCATTTGGTTATTTAACCATCTCAAAAGTAAAGATTACTGCTTATACAGAGATTACTGAAGAATTAGAAAAACTACCTTCAATTCCTTATCAAGCAGAAGTCTTAAGAAATATTAATATTTCACTTAAAAAGAAAATCAGTGAACAAATCTTACGTGGTGCAGGAACGACAAATACATTTACTGGTATTTTTAGTGAAGCTGCAGTCGCACTTGCAGATAAGCCAGCACTTGAAGTTGAAGCAATCACCGATTCAACTTTAGATGACATCGTCTTTGCTTATGGTGGCGATGAAGAAGTCGAAGGTGGCGCAGTTCTTATCTTGAATAAGAATGATTTACGTGCATTTGCTGGACTTAAAACACAAGAAGGTCGTAAAGTTCACTCAATCGACTATGTCAATAAAACAATCGATGGTATTCCTTATATCATTAATTCACATTGTAAAGCTATCGCAGATAGTAATACAGTCGCTGGTGAATACGGTATCGCTTATGGTGCACTTAAGAACTATGAAGTACCAGTGTTCTCACCAGTAGAAATTGGCAAATCAACAGATTATAAATTTAAAGACGGTATTATCAGTTATAAAGCGTCAGTCTTTACTGGTGGTAACGTTGTTGGTTATAACGGCTTCTTACGTATTAAGAAGAAAGCTGCACCTGCAGGATAATTTTAGTTAAGAAAGGATTGATCACATGGAAATTTTAGATATTGTAAAAAAGGCTTTACTCATCCCCCAAGTAGAGACTTATGCTGATGATGAGTTAAACACGCACATCAAAAGCTGTAAACATTACCTTTTGAGTTGTGGGGTTGATCCTTCTTATATAAATGATGAATCAAATCCAATGGTTAGTACAGTCATTATTATTTATGTGAAGACATTTTATGGCTTTAAAAACGATGGAAGCGCAAAAGAACTACCCAAGTCATTTGATATGCTGGTAGGTCAACTCGCATTAACAAAAGGGAGCTAAACAAAATGTATCCAAATTCCCCCAATATAAGAATGCACTTACTAACCTTGGAGATGGTTCCCAACACCATGGGTGTAATGAATTATCAATTTAAGTCAAAAAAAGAAGTGATTGGTATTAATTTTTCGATTACTTCAAGAGACTATTATGAAAGTAAACGTTCAGATATCCGAATTGATATCGCTGTCAAAGTACAAAGCATCGTCTATGACAATGCGAAATTTGTGGATATAGGACAAGTTATCTATAAGATAGAAAGAACTTATCAAACAGGCCAGTTTATTGAACTCTATTTAAAACGAACATCCATCAAGTTAGGTGATATCATTGATTACACTTGATGATTTAGGCAAAGTTATCGAAGATGAAATAGAAAACTATGTAGAGGGCTTAATACCTAAGCTTGAAAAAAGGCTTAATGATACTGCTGAAGATATATTAGATTACATGAAACGCAATGCGCCAAGAAGTGGCTATAAAAATGCCTTTGCGGATTCGTTTGTCGCAACTTCACAAGGTAGTGGCATGAATCAATCCATATCTATCTACTCTGAAGGTAAAGGTGGACTCACTCATTTACTTGAGTTTGGTTATACACACCGAAGTGGAAAGTATGTCGGACCAAGACCTTTTATGCGACCAGCTTATGATATGTTTACACCAAAGATGTTAGAAGACATCAAAGAAATCATTTCTAAAGGAAACTGATATGAAAGAAATTTTAGAATCACTCTATCTTACATTAAGCTCTGTTTTACCAGGACAAGTTTCGTATGGTAAAAAAGATAGTATTGATGAAAGTGATGATTATATCATTTATCAAGAAGTATCAAATAAGGGATCGATGTATGCAGATGATAAAGTCACCATGCGCATACTAACGATTCAACTGAATCTAATAACAAAACAAAAGAACCTCGAGTTAGAAGAAAAGCTCGAGGTATCTTTATATTATGGTGGTTATGAGTTTCAAATGATCACGGAATATCAAAATGAAGACGGTTCAATAAACCGTGTATATGAAATCAAATTGGAGGTTTTATAACAATGAGTAATAAAGTAACATTTGGTTTAACCAATGTGCATTATGCACTGGCAACACAAACAGAAGATGGTAGTTGGACTTTTGGAATACCTAAACGCTTAGAAGGTGCACAAGAAATTAGTACCGAGGTAATAGGTAGTAGTGCACAAGTCTATGCTGATGATAAGGTGATTAAGACACTTGTATCAAATTCAGGATCTAATGTGACACTTAAGTTCACGGAAATTGATGAAGCATTTAAAAAAGATATCTTTGGTTTCTTAGAAGATACCAATGGGAACTTAATCGAAATTGTCAATGCGGAAACAAAAACATTCGCATTAGGCTATGAGATTCAAGGTGACTTGAAAGCTAGACGTATATGGTATTTCTTATGTACAGCATCGCCTTCAGGAGACTCAAGTAAAACAAAATCAGACTCTATTGAAGCAAACTCAATCGAACTTAATATTACAGCAAGACCAATTGAAGCAGGAAACAATCTGATCTTAAGAGCAATCGCAGGCGCAACGGATACAAACTACGCAACATTCCTAACGACTGCACCTACGCTTCCAACATTCTTATAAGGAGTAGCACATGGAAAAAACACTTAATCTAGGTGATAAAGACTATCGCCTGCATTCATCACTATTTACTATTATTGATTATCGCAATGTATTTTCAACTGAACTATTTAGTGATATTAAAAAGCTAGAAAAGACTGGAAAAAAAGAAGAAGACTTATCCACAGTCATTGATACAATTTTTAGAATCATTTATGTACTTCATAGACCTTTTAGTAAGCAATCATATAATGACTTTTTAATGTCACTTGATTTTGGTTTATTAAGTAACCAGGATGAGTTACAAAATCTGACGAATACGATAGGTGAAATGCTTGGGACATTTCAGAAAAGCACACCCTCACCCAGCAAATCAAAATAACACTGAAGAAAAAGACATCACAGCTAATATTATATTTAATCTAGCACACCTTGGCTTATCAATTGAAGACACTAAATCATTTGATTTAGAAACATACTTTTCAATTGTAGAACT